TCGAAGGTGAAGGTGATCTACTCTCTAGATTTGGTCTTGAAATAAGAGATCAAATTACATTCACAGTTGCTAGAAAGCGTTTCGATCAAGCAATAACATCTCCTAAGTTGATGACGCAAGTGGGATACAATTTAATATTTGAATCAGGGGATAACAACACCCCTTCGAGACAATATCTATCAGGTAGTCAAGACACCGAAGCTATGATGCTTGAAGGTAATGATTATCTCAATACAATAAACAGACCGCAGGAAGGAGATCTAATATACTTCCCAATGGTTGGTAAAATATTTGAAATTAAGTTTGTGGAACACGAGCAAATATTTTATCAAACTGGTAGACTTCAAACATATGACGTTCGATGTGAGCTGTTCGAATACAGTTCAGAGCGAATTAGTACTGGTAACACTGAAATTGATGCTATTGAATCAACTTACAGCCTCGATACGCTTGGATATCAATTTACTCTTGAAGATGGAACTGGTGTTGCACAGCTTGAAGATGGCGGTACGTTACTACAAGAATATACTATTGAAACAACTGATAAGTCTGCTAACAACGAGTTCTTCCAGACTCAAGCTGATAACATACTGGATTTTAGTGAAATCAATCCATTTGGTGAGATAGACAGGTACTAATATGTTTGGAAGAACATTCTATCACGGAACTCTGCGAAAATATGTTATCGTTTTTGGTAATATGTTTAACGGTATATATTTACAAAGATTCAATAAAAATAACGAAAGAATACAAACACTCAAAGTACCCATAGCATATGGTCCTAAAGAAAAGTTTCTAGTAAGGCTTTCACAAGATCCTAATTTTGATCAAGATGTTGCTATTTCATTGCCAAGAATAGGGTTTGAAATGACAGCTATGACCTATGCAGCTGACAGAAAACTGCCTTCAACACAAAAACATGCAAACGTGTCACGGGGTGATAATACTGTTTACAAAACTCAATACAGACCTGTCCCGTACGATATTAATTTTCAAATGAGCGTTTTTGTTAAGCATGCAGATGATGGAACACAAATTCTTGAACAAATACTACCGTACTTTCAACCAGAGTGGACAAATTCAATAAATCTCGTTCCAGAAATGAATTTGACATATGATGTTCCTTGTGTATTGACCGATGTTAGTCTGGAGGACACGTATGAAGGTAGTTTTGATACAAGAAGAGCTTTGATATGGAACTTGAACTTTATGATGAAAGGTTATATTTTTGGTCCTACATCAACAACTGGTTTAATTAGAAGATCAATAGCTAACTTTGCTGCAGACTTGCCTGATGCATCAGCTGTTGAAAGGGTAAGTGTGTATCCTGGACTTACAGCTAATGGACAACCTACATCCAACGCTGATTTTACAGTGTCGGAAAGTACAATTGAATCAGATGATGATTACGGTTTTATAACAACTATTGATGAGCCATAGTATGAAAAAAACAAAGATGGAAGAAAATTTTGAAAAAATATTTGACTTGCCAATAGCTGAACCAGAAGAAGAACAACAATCGACAAATGTTATTCCTCGGGATGCAGCTCCACCTGAAGATAAAGATGTAGATACAGATTACCAGTATGCAAGAGAGAATTTATACAACGTAATTGAGCGTGGCTCTGACGCGCTAAATAATTTAGTTGAAATAGCTAATCAAAGTGAGTCTCCTAGAGCATATGAAATAGTTGGCCAACTTGTTAAAACATTAGCAGATGCTAATAAAGATTTGTTAGAAGTGCAAAAGAAGGTCAAGACGTTAAAAGAAGAATCTAAGTCTGGTCCTACTAATGTTACAAATGCTTTGTTTGTTGGTAATACAGCTGAGCTACAAAAATTGATTAAGGATAGAAAAGAAGATGTATGAATATAAAGCACGTGTTGTGAGAGTTATAGACGGTGATACCGTGGATGTCGATGTTGACCTGGGTTTTGGCATATGGATGAATAACGAGCGTGTCAGGATAATGGGTATCGATACACCGGAAAGTAGAACTAGAGATAAAATTGAAAAAGTATTTGGTCTTGCAGCTAAGGAAAGACTTAAAAATCTCCTCGGTACGTACTGCCGACTCAAGACGCAGGTTGCAAAAAATGGAGAAGATATGAAAGGGAAGTTCGGCCGGATCTTAGGAGATTTTGAGGTTTACGATCATGAAAAAGATGCGTACCGCTCAGTATCTAAAATTCTTGTTGAGGAAGGATATGCCGTAGAATATGACGGTGGGAACAGAGACGCAATAGATTTACTTCATCTAGCTAACAGAAAGAGATTGATCGATGAAGGCAAAGTAAATCTGAAATTATCTAATATTGTCTATCCTTAATGGGCTACACCACAGATTATACAAGCCATTTTTAGATAGGTCAACAGATGCCCGACATTTATTTGGGAAATAAAAATCTCAAGGCGGCCGGAGTCCCTATTGAGTTTACTCAGGAGGAAGTGCTTGAGTATGTCAAGGTCGCGCGCGACCCTGTTTATTTTGTACGCAACTACGTAAAGATTGTTACAGTTGATGCAGG